TAGCATGAAACAACAAAAGCAACACACTTTCAGAATCGTCCCGGAAGCCGTCGAGGCTCTCGGCTTCCCTCGGACAAACAAGAAGCTGGACAATCACGACAGGATCATGGGGTGGCTCATATCCGTCATCGTCTGCAAAGAAATGCCATGGCAACTGCAGATAGGAGCGTCCTACGTCACCCTATCAATAGCCGGATGGCACTCAAATCAATACAAGATCTCATACATGGGAAGATGGGCCAAGTTCACTTCGCCTCCCATCTTCGTCAGGACAATAGAGGTGCTGTCACGCCCCAAGACGAGAGGCCCATACCACATGAACGAAACGACACGTCTCTCCAAGAATCAAAAGATCAAACTCGCTCTGACGGGAAAGAAACGAGGCCCATACAAAAAGAAAACAGTACAATATGCAAATAAGTGTGACTGAGATGTGTCTCAAGATGAGTTACCTCAACCCCAAAATGTCCAAGAGAGAGATCGCTATTGCAGTACCTGTACTCATCAGGCACCAACACAACATACTTTTCGAAGAAAAGATAAATAACATACTCGAAGACCTCGTCTTCGCAGCGAGAGAATAGAATCCGTAGGAGAACTACGGATCGTGGTTCCTATATTCATAGGGCTGTCCACTTTTTGAACACTCTCTAGAACGTTCCCTTCAGTCGGGAACGTTCTTCATTTCCGGAGCATTCTCGTGAAGTTTGAACATATTCTGAGAGTTATATAAATTATCATGCTAAACACAATTGACACAATCGATATCAAAAGACGTTTGCTGGAAAATCTCCGCCTGACGATGGGATGCGTCGCCGAGGCGTGCAGGGCCACTTGTATAAGCCGTTCGACGTTCTACGACTACTGTAAGGAGGACCCCGCGTTCAAGCAGGCCGTCGAAGACATCGACGAAGAGACACTTGACTTCGCGGAAAAGAAGCTGCGCGACCACATCGCCAAGGACAACGTCGTCGCGAACATATTCTTCCTGAAGACAAAGGCAAAGAGACGCGGCTACGTCGAGCGCCAAGAGATAACGGGTAATAGCGGCGGCCCTCTGAACGTGACGTTCAACGTCAGTTCCGAGGAGGAACAGGGCGCCGTGGAGGAAGTATAAAATATAATGGGGCATAGTGCCGGAGGACGACTCCGAACGGGATCAGATTATCCCTTTTAAACACCCAACATCTTAATGAAAGGCCTCAACACAACTATATTCAAGACGTTGTCTAATTCCAAACGTTATTCCATCCAGCAGGGTGGAACTCGTTCCGGAAAGACGTATACCATCGTATATTTTCTTCTTGTGTATGCAATCAAACATCCGAAGACGGTAATATCATTAGTCAGCGAATCATTGCCCCACCTGAAGCGCGGCGTCATCCGCGACGTCACGGCAATACTGGATTCAGAGGGTTGGTCCCACCTGTTCCAGCACAACAAGTCCGAGCACACTTGGGTGTGTTCCAACGGCAGCATGCTCGAGTGTTTTTCGGCTGACGACGAATCCAAGTTGCGCGGTTCGAAGCGCGACATACTGTTCATCAACGAGTGCAACAACGTCGACCATCGCGCGTTCGACCAGCTGGACGTCAGAACGAAGTACAAGACAATTCTGGACTTCAACCCGACCGCAAAATTTTTCGTGCACGACAAATTGATGCCGAAGGTTCCTGTAACGGAGTACGACTTCGTCGTGTCGACCTACAAGGACAACAAGCACCTGACGCCGGAGGAGGTGGCGAACATAGAGCGGCGTCGTGACAACAAGGCGTGGTTCGACGTCTACGGCGAGGGCAAGATCGGCACGCTGGACGGTCTCGTGTTCAGCAACTGGGACATAGTCGCCGAGTTTCCGCAGGACGCGAAACTGCTCGGCTACGGAATTGACTTCGGATTCGTCCACTCGCCGTCCGTCATCGTCGAGGTGCGCGAATCAGAGGGCGAGCTGTTTGTCAGGGAACACCTCTACAGCACCGGAATTTCCAACGAGGACATGCTGGTGCGCGCGCAGAGGCTCGACCTCAACGCGCTAGCAGTCGCCGACAGCGCGGACCCGAAGACGATAGACTACCTGTTCAGGAAGGGGTGGCGCGGTCTCCGCGCGGCGACGAAGGGACAGGACAGCATACTGTTCGGGTTGAATCTGCTGCTGGACCGGAAGATACATATCATGCGCGAATCGGTGAACACTATCGAAGAGTTCCGCAACTACATGTGGGCGTCAGACAAGGACGGCAACAAGATGAACAGGCCCGTCAAGGACTTCGACCACGCGGTCGACGCGCTGCGTTATCTCGTCATGCACCCGAAGAAACGCGCGCCAGCCATGGGACGACTGTAAGGGTTATATAAACAAAGAACTACATTTTCATGAAGATATTCGGCCGCACATTTTTTGAGAGGAAGACTTCCGACACAAAGCTGACGGTCAAGGCCGCTGGATTTTCTGGCGGGACGCCGTTCGCTTACATCAACGATCAGGTGCCATACAGCATCGGCGACAGCGCGAAGAACTATGTAACCAACGGCTACGACGTGAATCCGCTCGTCTACGGAGCCATAACGAAGATAACAACCACGGCGTCGAAGTGTCACTTCAAGCTGATGGACTGCACAGACCCCGACAACAAGGAGGAAATAAAAGACCACCCAATACTCGACCTGTTGCGCCGCCCGAATCCGTTGTACGGAAAGAGGGAGTTCATCGGCGAGGCGGTCGCGTTCAAGGAACTGACTGGCGAGTGTTTCATCCTGAAGGACAGGCTCACCGTCGGCGCGCGCAAGGGACAGGTCGCAAATCTCGTCATCATGCCGCCGCAGTACATCAATATCATACAGGACAAGATTTCCGGCATGCCGACAGAGTTCAAGTACAAGGACGGCAACAACACTTTCGTGATGCAGCCAGAGGACGTTATCTTCATGAGATATTTTAACCCGGACGGTTCCATACGCGGCGTCAGCCCGCTGAAGGCGGCGCGTCAGGTAATCGCCCAGTCGAACGACATGTACACGACGAACCGCAAGCTCGTCGGGAATGCGGGTCCGGCCGGAATTCTGGCCATCGACCCGGACACGAACCAGTCCGTTGACTGGAACGAGACGCAGATAGACCAGCTGCAGGAGCGTTTCCGCGAGCGGTACACCGGCCCGCAGAACGCCGGCGGCGTGTTGATTTCCGAGGGCAAGTTCCAGTGGGTGGCGACGGGACTCACACCGGAGGACCTGATGTTGAAGGAAGGCCAGCGCATGAATCTGCGCGACATCTGCAACGTCTACGGATTCAGCTCTCAGATACTCAATGACCCGGAAAACAAGACATACTCGAACATGCTACAGGCCGCACAGGACTTCATAAAGAACTGTGTGGCGCCGAAGATGCACCTCTTCGTCGACGCGCTCAACCGCAACCTCGTGAGCGAGTGGAATAAGATGGAGGGGAAGACATACATGCTGGAACTCGACCTCAGCGTATTTGAAGAGCTGAGCGAGGACGAGGAGGCGCAGGCGACTATGCTGGCGACCGCATGGTGGATGACCATCAACGAGAAGAGAGAGGCAATGCACCTCGAACCGTTGTCGATCCCCGAAGGCGACGACATATACGTGCCGACGACAATGCTGCCGGTTTCCACGAAGAGCGATTCGCAGATGCAGCTGCTCAATGCGCACCTGAGGGTGCAGCAGGTCATGCCCACGGCGCCCAAGCAGATACCGCCAACCGAGCCCGAAGTTCCAGAGATACAGGAAGGAGAACCGCCGTCGACCCCGCTGATATAAAGGTCGGACAACAATAAATAAATCACATGACGATAGACGAATTTTTCGACGGCCACATATTTTACATCAACCTCGACAGGCGCGCCGACAGACGACGCGAGTGCGAGGCCGAGCTCGTCAAGCACGGCATAACGGCAGAGCGCTTCAGCGCCTTTGACGGCCAGCGATTCAAGAAGGTGTCGCCGCTCACGATGGCCGAGGTCGGCTGCTGCATGTCGCACCACGCGCTCCTGAAGATGCAGGTCGACAACGGCTGGCAGAGGATGCTCGTCCTGGAAGACGACGTCGTATTCTCGGACAACACACAGGAACTATTTTTCGACATGATCAAGGACGTGCCCGACGGCTGGGACATGTTGTACTTCGGCGGCAACCACGAACTCGTTCCAGACCACGTCGCCGGCGACGTCTACCGCTGCAGGCGCACGTACACCACGTCGTCTTACGCCATCAGTCTCGCCGCCGCCCGCGCCGTCATCAGGAACATGTCGTCGAATCTCATGCAGGCGGACGTCGTGTTCTCGATGAACACGCAGAAGAGGGGGAACTGTTACGTCGTCATGCCGGCGATCGCGTGGCAGCGCCCGTCGTTCTCCGACATACAGAACGGTTTCCGTGATTACACGGCGTTCTTGAAGAATCGCACCGAGATCGCGCTCGACAGGATGGAGACGACGAGACATCCGCACTTGGCATACAAGGGCAACAACATACGACGTATCGACGCCGCCGTTCCGACCAGCGTCTCGTTCCCGCACCCCACGGAGCCGCTGTACTTCCAGCACCACGCCATCAACATGATAGACTACGGAGCACTGAGGGACATGTGCACTGTCGGCGTCGACGACGGCGAGGTGGACATCAACATAATAATTCCAGTGAAGGGCCGCACAGAAAACGCCAGCGCACTCGTCAAACATTTCGAGGACGCGATGGCAGACAGGTCAGAGACATACCAGCTAACGTTCGTAGAGTATTCTACATCGCAAGAATATGACGAGCTGGCAAAGACGCTGCGCGCGGATTACATACACATGCCGTTCGACGGAATATTCAACAAGTGTCTGGCGATGAACGCTGGATTCCTGTGGGGCAGAAAGGCGAAGCGCTATCTCTTCCACGACGTGGACATCCTCGTGCAGTCCGATTTCTTCGACAAGCTGAACGAAAATTTGGGCCCTGAGGCGCGCCAATGTTTCCGCAAGAAGCGGGTGCTCTACTGCGACGCCGCACTTTCGGACAGACTACGCGACGGAAATATGTCGGCAGACGATTTGGACATCAAGAGCGACGGCGTAAGGGAACCAGAGCCGCACGCACACCGCGCACCGGGCGGGAGCATACTCGTGACGAGGGAACACTTCATCTCTGCCGGCGGCTACGACGCCGAACTCTTCTTCGGCTACAGCTGTGAGGACCAGATGTTCCACGACAAGCTCGAGATGACCGGCACCGTTGAGTCTTGCGACGACATAGAGGTGTTCCACCTGTTCCACCCGACGCGCTCGGACAGCAATCCGTTTCTGCAGGAACAGGAAGCGCTGCACAGAGAGTTCATGAAGAACAGCGACGACAAGCGCCGCAGGTTCATGGCCTCAGAAATAAAAAACATGCAATGCCGATAGTGAATCAGAAGTGTCCTTGGGACACTGGTGTGGGAGAGATAAGCGTCGACGTGGACCTGTACGTCGACGACTTCGACGTCGCGCCGTCAGACGCGGTGAAGGTTCTGTTCCTCTGCGAGCCGCGCAGTATAATAGATTTCCATCACGCACGGAAGTGGTTGGGTTGGGACACGTTCAAACAGTTCGACCACATACTCACCTTCGACGACGAGGTGCTGGCGAGATGTCCCAACGCCCACCTGTTCGAGTTCGGTTCGACGTGGATAAAGGACGGCTTCTGTCTGCCGAAGGAATTCAGCGTGTCCTTCGTATGCGGCAACAAGCGCATGGCCCCGGGACACGCGCTGCGCCACGAGCTGTGGAAGAGTCAGTCACGCATTCGCAACAGGAGGTTCTTCGCGAGCAGGCACGGTTGTCCGTCCGGGTTCGACGCGCCGACTCTCGGCGACACGAAGGACACGCTGTTCAAGAGTCAGTTCCACGTGGCGATAGAGAACTCAAAGATAAATAATTACTTCAGCGAGAAGGTGATGGACTGTTTCGTGACGAGGACCGTCCCTATATACTGGGGCTGTCCGAACATCGGAAACTATTTCAACGTCGACGGGATGTTCCTGGTCGACACGGCAGAGGACATCGTGACCGTAGCAAACTCTCTCGGCGCCGGGACGTACGACAAAATGATGCCGCACGTCGAGGACAACTTCCAGAGGGCGCAGAAGTGGAAGAACCTCGGCGGGAGACTGACGGAAAAAATACAACAACTTATAGATGTTAAATTGTGATGACATAACAACAGGCGCGCCGAAGCTGACGTTCGACGGCGTCGACGACATAGACGGGTTCTTCTACTCGCAGGCGGCGCAGGATATTTTCGTGCTGTCCGTGCTGTCCGGCAGGCGCGCCGGTTTCTTCCTGGACATCGGTTGTTACGAGCCGAAGCAGATTAACAACACGTATCTGCTCGAGTCGAAGTTTGGGTGGAGCGGCATAATGTTTGACATCAACAGCGAGCTAACAGCGATGTGTGACAGGGAGAGAACGGCGACGACGGTGTGCGGCGACGCCACGTCCCTCGACTACGTCGACATACTGAAAGACGCGCCGAAGATAATAGACTACATTTCCCTGGACATCGATGGCATGAATACGCTGAGGACGCTGTTCAAATTGCCGCTGGACACGTACAGATTCAGGGTGATGACCTTCGAGCACGACGCCTACTGTCGCGAGGAAGAGGTGAGGACCGAGTC